AATTTAGAGCACAAGATTGCTCCCACCAAAGCAGCAGCCGCAAAACTATCCGCTATATTACAGAATAATGTTGGTGGTGGAACAATGGATCTTGTTTGGGGTCCAGATATTGAATTAATCGAAAGTAAAACTAATGTTCATCAATTTTTAGGAGAGTCTAAATATATTCCTCATCTTAATTCAGTATATGCTGGTCTTGGTATTCCCCCTACTCTTACAGGCACTTTTGGAGCAGCAGGAACAACGAATAATTTTATTAGTCTAAAAACACTCACACAAAGACTTCAGTATGGAAGAGATCTTTTATTACAGTTCTGGGAAAAAGAAATAGAAATTGTTCAAAAGGCTATGGGTTTTAAGTATGCCGCTAAAGTAGAGTTTGATAGAATGGATCTTAGTAATGAGGATGCAGAGAAGGCTCTATTAATTCAATTAGCTGATCGTAATCTAATTAGTGATGAACTATTACAGAATCGTTTTGGTTTTGATTCAGATATGGAAAAGTTTAGAATTAACAGAGAAGAAAGAGATCGTAAGAATAAGAGAACTCCTCCGAAGGCTGGTCCTTTCTATGACGCTAGATTTGAAGAGACACTTAAGAAAACAGCACTTCAGTTAGGAATAGTATCTCCAAGTCAAGTGGGTCTAGAGTTGCTAAAAAAGAAATCAGGAGAAAAGAGTGCTTTAGAAATGAAGGGGCCAACAAATCCGAACTCAGTTAAAGATTCACCAGAATCTTTAAAAGGAATACCAGAGCAAGGGAGACCCAAAAATTCCACAGATACAACTAAGAGAAAAACTAAAAAGTTCGCCCCACAAACAGGAGCAACTATTCATGTATGGGCAAATGAAGCTCAAGAAAAAATCGCAGAAATAATGAATCCTATCTTTCTAGAATTTTATGCTAAGAAAAATATGAGAAGTTTATCTAACGAAGAATATAATGAAGCAGAAACAGCTAGAACAAAACTTTTATTATCTACTGCACCACTTTCTTCTATTACAGAAGATCAAATTATTAGCTTTTTTAGTGATTTAGATATTAATGAAAAAAATATAATCTATTCTGAATATTTAAAATTCTTAAAAGAGACCAAAAGAATATTAAGTCGAGACTTAACAGTAAATGAATTAAGAGATATTAAGTCCTATTTTTATTCTATGGTGTATGAGAACCTACCAACTGGAGCATAAAAATGATTATATATCCTCAAGAAACCCAAGATGATCTGGGAGACTTAATTGCTTCCGCAAATACTTTTACTATAGCGTCGATAGCAGAGCCTTCACAGCCTAATTTGTTAGAAAAGGCCAAAGCAAGTTATCATCTTGCTGATCGTTTTAAAGGTCTAGCATCGTATGATGACAAAGACTTGTATTATGTTCAATCGATTCTTGTTTCTTCGTCATGGAATAAAAACGACGATATTTTTAGCAAAGAAGAAGTTTGGGCAGCAAAAAGAACTCCAGAAGACAAACCTACTAATTTAGAGCATAATGAAAGTTTAATTATCGGACACATCGTGGCAAATTGGCCTATTAATGAAGATGGAAAAGTATTAGAAGACAATGTTTCTATGGAAGATCTTCCAGAAAAGTTTCACATAGTAACCGGATCGGTTATCTATAGGGCTTTTTCAACACCCGAACTCAAAGAAAGAGCAGAAAAGTTAATTGCTGAAATTGAAGCAGGAACTAAGTACGTGAGTATGGAGTGTATGTTTGGAGGTTTTGATTATGGATTAATCAATAATACAACTAATGAATATAAAATTTTAGCTAGATCTAATGATACGGCATTTCTTACAAAGCATCTTCGAGCCTATGGAGGCAAAGGAGAATATGATAATCATAAAATTGGAAGAGTATTGAGAAATATAACGTTTTCTGGAAAAGGCTATGTAGATAGACCGGCTAATCCAGATAGTGTTATTTTTACGAAAGAAAATTTTGTTGGAGCATCAATAATAAAAAATGCAGAAATTAATTTATCAGGTGTATCTGAAATAAGACCAAATTACATGGAGACCAATATAATGAATCCAGAACAACTAACTACAGAGCTAAATGAGAAGATCGCCGCTCTAGAAACAGCTCTTAAAGCCGAACAAGAAGCCCATTCAGCACTTAAGAATCAAGTTGTTGAAGCTGCTCAAAAGGTAGAAGCTGCTAATACTGAAAAAGAAGCAGAGCTTAATGCTCTTAAAGCAGAAAAGACTTCATTAGAAGAGGTTTTGGCTGCTTATAAAAATAAAGAAGAAGAAATGATGAAAAAGGAGAAGAAGATGAAGCGTATGGCTTCTCTCTTAGAAAATGGCCTCGAAGAAGTTGATGCTTCTATTGCAGTAGACAAATTTGAGTCTTTAGAAGATGAAGCTTTTGATGCTATGGTTGCTCTAGTCTCTAGTGCTGCCAAAAAAGTAAAGATGTCTCCAAAGACGGAGACGGAAGAGAAAAAAGTAAAAAGTGAAGAAGTCACAGAAACAGTAGAAGACGCACTAGACAACGCCGAACCCAATACTAGTGAAATTGATCTAAGTGCTGGTAGTGATGTTAGTGAAAGCGTAAATACTACTCGTGCGGCTTTAGTTGATTTTGTATGTGCTAGACTAGGTAAGAAACTCAATAAGGGAGAATAACAAATGGCTCTTAAATCAGATCGTATTGAAGCCCTAACAGATATCTCGTTCTTCATGAACACAACTGCCGAGCGTGGCGGTGTTGTTAGTGCAGTAACAAGTGGTTCTGGCGTTGCTATGGACGATGCAAATGCTGTGGTAGCATATGCTGCTGCTGCTTCCGGCGCAAAGCCAATCGGTGTCCTTCTAAATGATGTTGTTAATCTTGATCTAACAAGACAGCACATTAATTGGCACAAAGACGAAGTTCAGGTTGGTGGCAAGGTCACCATACTACGTCAAGGTCAAGTGGTTACGAACATGCTTGTCAGTGGTGTTGTCCCAACAGCCGGTGCCCCAGCTTATGTTGGAGCAAGTGGTTTAGTTGGCACATCCAGCACAAACGCCGTTCAAATCGGTTCATTCTTGAGCGGTAAAGATGCCGATGGTTACGCCAAGTTATCAGTCAACATTGCCTAATAAGGGAGAAAAAAATGTCAGTGAATAATAAAGCATTTGAGCCTACTCCAGAACTCACAGATCTTTTGATCCGTTCTGGTTCGTTAAACAAAGAGGAAGCCCTAGCCGCAAATGCAGAGTTTGCAAAGGCGCTTGAACTTCCTTTAAGGCAAGGTATTCTTAATGGCGATATTCTCAGCGGTATCTTTGAGCCAATTCAACTCAATCAAGGTGCCACTCCAGAATTCCCACTTGATTTCCTTGCTCCGGGTACAGAGAAGGACTTCGTGGCTTACACGATTCCTAATCATGGTTATATTCCAGAACGTCACGTTGAAGGCGATTACGTCATGGTTCCCACTTATGACGTTGGCGCTTCAATCGACTATCTTCTAAAGTATGCTCGTGACGCCCGTTGGGACGTTGTGGGTCGTGCTATGGAAGTTATGGAAGCTCAGTTCGTAAAAAAAATGAACGACGATGGCTGGCATACACTGCTCGCTGCTGGCGTTGATCGTAATATTGTGGTATTCGATAGCGATGCTTCTGCTGGTCAATTTACCAAGAGACTAGTATCACTAATGAAGACCGTAATGCGTCGTAATGGTGGTGGCAATTCTACATCTGCGAACCGCGGTAAGCTAACTGACCTTTATGTGTCACCAGAAGCAATGGAAGACATTCGCAACTGGGGCGTTGATCAGGTCGATGAGGTTACTCGCAGAGAGATTTATGTTGCTGCTGATGGCACTCTCAACCGTGTCTTCGGTATTAATCTCCATGATCTTGATGAGCTTGGTGAAGGTCAAGAGTATCAACTATTCTATAGTAACGTTCTTTCGGGTACTCTACCCGTTAACGACGTTGAACTAGTAGTTGGTCTTGATATGACTAAGAGAGATAGTTTCATTATGCCAGTTCGTGAAGCGGTTCAGGTCTTCGAAGACGATACATTACATCGTCAGAAGAGAGCCGGTTTCTATGGCTGGGCAGAGCAAGGCTTTGCGGTTCTCGATAATCGCAGAGTACTTCTTGGCGCTCTCTAATCTATTATCACTATATCTCAGATTATAGGCATAAGAAGGGCCAGTAGCAATACTGGCCTTTCTTTTTGCATATTTCTGTGTTCTAAAAGATTGCTCTTAAATTACGCATGAATCTATATCTCATCAGATAATATCGGACTAGGTGTATTATCTATTTGATATGGGTATACTATGCAAATTTATAAGAAGGATTAATTATGAGCTGGGAAAACGAACTAACAATTATAGTAAGAACCCTTGTGAATGATCTATCAGAACCCTATCAGTTTTCAGATAATCGCATACAACAGGTTTTAACAGTGGCTGGGAAATATGTACAGTTTGATGTAAATCTAGATCGCTCATACGCTATAGATGTCATAAATTTAACGATCACTCCCGACCCAATCGTAGAGAATGATGCTATCTTCACTAGTCTCACATGTTTAAAAGCATCTTGTATTATTGATCAAAGCATATATAGAACCAAAGCTGCTCTTGAAGGAATTAGGGCTGCTTTAGGACCAGCACAACTATCTATTGCTGGACAAAGCGCCGCTTGGAATACTATGTTAGATAAAGGTCCTTGTGCTGCTTATGAGGAACTAACATCTCATTGGGATGTTAAAGAAGCCACAGCTATCGCTGCTGTACTTAGTCCTTTTGCTGGGAATAAGTTTGATCCTGAGTTTCAGAATGTACGCTCTACGTATGGATACCGTAATTCATTCTATAATCCATAAGGAACATAACCATGTCTTTTTGCGTCACAATTTTTGATACGATAGAGGATCCTTCAGAAAATGAAGCATGTTTTATTACGTCTACTCATAATTTAACCATTAATAAAGGTAGTGCTTATAAAATTATTTATAGAGTTACTAAAGCTGGAAATCCAGCATCTTTAACAGGATATAGTCTTAGGGGACAGATTAGACCATCGGCCTCTTCCAGTGAAGTATTATTAAATATGACTAGTGCGAATCTACTACTGCAAATAGATCTCTCCACAAGTTCATTAATTATGAATTTTACAGAAAGCTTTACTCGTAGAGTTTCACAGACTTTTGCTTACTATGATATTGAACTTATTAATAGCTTAGCTCAAACATCTAAGGTTGCTCAAGGACTCATCACTTTTATACCAGAAATTACTAGATGAATATCATAACCTCCGATCTAAAAAATCTATATAAAACTTTTATAGATGAACTACTTAGAGAAAATTCATTATCTTTACCCTGTAAACTCATATATGATTCATCAAAATTAACTCCTTGCGTCAATTGTGTTTTAGATCCCATATCATTAAAATCTAGTAATATTTATAAAACGGGAGGTCCATTAGAATTTGCTGACGGGCAGATTTGCCCTTACTGTCATGGTCTTGGAGGCTCCTACGGGTCTGCTACAGAAACATTAAATATGCTGGTAATTTTTGATTATAAGTATTGGGTGGGTTTTGATTCAAAAGTACACAGGCCAGATGGACTAGTGCAAACTATTAGTAAATTAGAAGATCTTCCAAAAATTAATAGTTGTAATAAAATTATTGTAGATACTAATCTAGTTAACTATACAGAGAGTTATTTTCAGAGAAATTCAGAGCCTCAACCAGCAGGATTCGGAGAAAGCTCTTACTTTTTTACGTTTTGGAAAAAAATATGAGCAGTCAACTATCTTTTAGTCTTAATTTAGTTGGTAATAATCCTCAAATTGCACGAGAGATACTCATAGCTTTATTACCAGATGTCAAAACATATTTTTCTACTAGAGTATCCGGAATACAAGACCAAATAGCTGATCTACTAATAAACAGTATCATGTCTGAACCAGAATATACGTCTTTATTACAAGGATCACTATTTCATGAGTTTGGTATTCCAGATCCTGCTAGCAGAATTGACGATATATTTAGAACAATAAGAGACGGAGGAGTTTTGACTATTAAGCAACCCTCGATATCTGGTAATCAAATTAAGGGTGGTTTTAAAATATCTATGGTGAAACAAGACTTTAATGACCTTATTTCTTTGGGAGGATCTTCTTTTATTACAGAAAAAGGATCTACTCTTAATTGGTTAAAATGGCTGCTATTAGAAGGAGATACTATTATTATTAGTGACTATAGTTATTCTGTAGAAGGCCCCGGTAAATCTAGAACCGGATTGGGAGTAATGGTTTCTGGTGGTTCTTGGAGAGTACCACCTGAGTTTGCTGGCAATATTAAAAACAATTGGATAACTAGAGCAATAGATAAAGCAATGCCGGCTATAGAAGCAGTAGTCACTAGAACGATGAGGGGATAACTATGACATACGATCCAACATTCATGGGTGTAGATAATATAGGATCAACCCAACTATTAAATGAATTAGAGAATAACTATAAGTCTTTTTTAGATTGGGGTTTTATTAATGCTGGTGGATTTACTAATGTAAATAGACCCACTCAAAATATAGCAGGATTTGATCTACACAAACTACGACCAACCAAAGACGCCAACTATCCAACCAACAGAGTTTGGCAAACCCCTCGTAAAGACTGGATTTATGAAAGTGGAATTTCTTATGGAAATCAATCTCCAGTAGAAATCTCTGGTATTTATGTTAATAATACATTTTATCCTGGACCAACTGGTAACGCTACTATTGGATATTCTTTGAATTATCCAGAAGGTAAGATTTATTTTAATCAGTCTGTGGCTTCTAGTAGCGTAGTAGAAATGGATTATAGCTATCGTAATATACAAGTATATAAAACGGAGCAATTTCCTTATTGGAGAGAGATACAATATAAATCTTTAGAAAATAAAACAGGTTTTAATTTATCTGATAAAGGAGATTTTTCTATAGGTTCCGAACACAGAATACAACTACCCTCAGTAGTTATAGAAACTATAGCTCGATCTAATTCTCGTCCCTTTAGACTCGGAGATAAATCTTTATACATAGATCAAGACATATTACTTCATGTTCTTTCTGATAATCCTAAAGATAAAAATAATATTACAGATATTATGAGACTTCAAGAAGATAGAGTCATTTGGCTTTACAACACAGACTCTATTATTAAAAGTGGCGTTTTTGCTCTCAACTATAATGGTAGTAAAAATACAAATGGTCAAAACTATGATCTAATTGTGAATAATTCCGAATATCAATGGATAAAATGTCAAATGACAGATATTAATATTTCGGATATTAATTTTACTAATATTAGAATGTATGGAAGCATTATTAGAATTACTAATGAAATTATTTATACGGAATTTGGTAGTTAATATCGGTCAAAAATTAGATACTATAAACAAAAAAAACACAAATTCATTTTCTAGGTGTATTATAGTTTAACGCTCCTTTTAAAATAACCAATAAACCAGTCCGACAGATGGAGATTTACAATGCCAAATAATCGTGTTTTTTATGCTAGTCAAGGCGTGAAGGTTGGCGGTACTACTGTACAGGGCGCACAAAGCGCTGGTGTTACAACAAATTTTAATCTAGAACAAGCTTTTCAATTAGGCCAGCTTGCTATTTATGATAATATAATTACAGATCCTGAAGTAACAGTAACTATTTCCAAGGTGTTGGATGGTCGTCCTACTGTTTGGCAGCTAGCCACAGGTGGTGGTTCGTTAGTAAACAACGCCAATGATGTAGCCACAGTTGTTATTGGTGTCGGTGACGATACAGACGATGCTCTTACTAGTACAACAGCAATTACATGCACAGGTATGTTTATTTCTTCAGTTAGTTATGCTTTTCCAGTAGATGGTAATTTTACAGAAGAAGTAACATTAGTAGGTAATCACAAATCTCTAGAGGGTAGTGTAAGTGCTCCTTCTGCTTCTGGTTCAGTAGTTCTTCGTAGACAAAATTTAGCTAGTAGCACACTGCCAAGCGAAGTCGATGGTCAGAATATCACTAATATCACAGTTAGTGCTGATCTTGGTCGTGAAAGTATGTATAAGCTAGGTCAGTATGGTCCTTTCCATCGCTTTGTAAACTTTCCACTCGAAGTTACAACAGAGATCGAAGTTAGTGCTACTGGAGTAGATACTACGGAATTAGATCTTTCGCTTGTAAATTGCGTAAGCAGTGGACTTCCGTCAGAACAGGAGATTATTATTAATCTTTGTGAAGGTAGTGGTGGTACCACATACTATAGATTTAACATGGGTACTAAGAACCGTCTACAGTCTGTTAATTATAGTGGTGGTGATACCGGTGGTGGAAATGCCACAATCACCTACACATATGTTACTTATAATGAACTGTCAATCAGTGGCTGATAGTTTGATATAAAACAAACTGAAAGGAAAAGTTTGTGGCAGTTAATAAGAGGGTATTTTATAGTTGTTTAGGAGTGTCGGTAGGAGGTGGTGATAGACTACAGGGAGCAACCTCTGTAGGAATTTCTGCCTCTAGAAGCATTTCAAATAGCTATGCCTTTCAAAATACAAATCCAGTAGTGACCTACGCGGCACTTCCAGAAATAGAGGTAACTGTTGCTAGTTACCTCTCTTCTTTTACAGCGTTACCCGCTGAAGAAGGAGTTAATGATTGGACAAATATAGCTATTTATGCTGGTCCCGAGAACTGCCCTATTTTAGCATCTAATCAAAAAAATATATTTGATTATATGTTATTGAATAGCGTTAAATATAATTTACCATCAGAAGGATTTTTTACGGTAGAGAGAACTTATAAAGGATTAAATAAAAAGCCTTGTACTATTTCTGAAAATTGCAATCCTAATCAACCAAATCAAAGTGGGACAGTTAGTACTAGAAGACATTATGTTTCTGGTAAGCCCTCTATTGTGCAAAATAATCCTATAACTAATATATCTATAGATATATCCATAAATAGAAATTTTATTAATGAGTTTGGTACAAGAAAACCATATGCTTCATACATTAATTTTCCTATAGAAACATCATGTACTTTTGACTGTATCGTACAAAACTTTGATGATTTAGAATTCGATCTAAATCAAACAGCTTGTAAAAATATAGATCTGACCCCAGAGAATATTTCTATTGCTATTTGTAATGAATCTTCAGATAATAGTAATTTTACCATATCAAATGCTTTCTTAACTAATTTTAGCTACACAGGAGCAGAAGCTACTGGTAATAGCTCTCTCTCGTTTAGCGCCACTTATACAGGATATATGGCATCATCATCAATCAATCCAGTTATCATAGTTCCGGACACTTTTAATGATCCATGCTAACCTACATAAGACTTTTTATCGTATTATATTAGGATACTATTATATTTGGATTAATAATCGTAAATATAAAATTATTTATCCTAGTATGAATATTAAATATGAGGCTGAAATCTTATATGATAATATAATTGAAGAAAATAAATATGATAAAAGTTGGTTAACAGATAAAGAAATTGAATTTCAAAACAATATTTTAGGATTATGGAATAAAGAAAAAGATAAAAGACTAAAAGAACTAGAAGTACTACTAGAGGATACTAAAGTAGAACTATATCTTATTTTTTCTAATCAGCAAAAAAAAGAACAAATTAAAAATCGCATCAAGTCTTTATTAAAAAACATAGCAGAGTTATTAAATGAAAAAAATTCTCTTAATCATTTAAGTATTAAAGAATATGCTTTTACTATTAAAAATGAATTTTTAGTCATGAATAGTATTTATGATGAAAAAGAACGTAAAATATTCAAGAATCCTAAAAAAAATACTTATGAGCATAAGCTATTACAATTATTTATGAGAGAAATACTAGATAATGCCATAGACCCTACACAAATTAGAGAATTAGCAAAATCAGAAATTTGGAGGTCTTATATAGCAACTATTATTTTAGAAAAAAATATAACAGAAATTAATGATGACTATAAACATTTGGTAAATATACACAAGATGTATGAAGCAGCTAAACAACATCCAGAATCACCGAATGATGATATTATGAAGGATGATGATGCTTTAGATGGTTGGTTTATTTTTCAAGGACGCAAGGCAGAAAAAGAGAAAAAGAAAAATACTATTTTAGATCGTGTTGGGGGTAATATAAAGAATGCTGGTGAAGTATTTCTGATGACAGATGATAAACAGGAAATAAAGGATATCTACAGCCTTAATGATCCAGAATCTAATAAAAATATACAGGAAATGAAAAAACTACAGAATGAAAAGGGAAAGGTGGGTTGGAAAGACCTACCATTTGTGAAAAAGCAGCTACAAGAAGAGATGAATACTCAGGGGCAGAACTCCATAAGGAATAAGAAATGAATAATAGAAATCAAAAAAAAGGAATTATCAATCAAGTTAAAAAGAGATTTCAAACTACTATTATTGGCGGATTAGCCCGATTCGAAGAGAGCTTTGGTCATTTGTGGGGTTATAATTCAGATAGAGATTTAACAGACGAACAACAAGAATTTGCAGATATGTGGGAATATGTAAGAACATCTATTCTGAATCATGGTAATGATCAAATGAGACAAGCTATTGATGAAATTATAGATCATGTTGAAAGACAAAACAGTTTTTATAGATACGATTTTATTATTAAGAACAAAGAGGAAAAGGAGCAAAAATGATTAATATAACAGACTCATTTAAGATTTATGTGGACGGCAAAGAAGACGAATTTATCATCAGGTCTCCTTCATTAGCAGATCAACGAGAAGCACAGAAAGTATACAACCAAGCCTTCTCAGATGCTGTCAAATCTGGATGCATAGTAAGGGCTAGACTAGATGATCTTTTAAAAGAGCAGGGGTTATGGGACGATTCTAAACAGATGAAATTCAATACGCTGCAGCAACAACTGCTGGATCACGAAAGAACACTGGCTAAGGGTGGTATTAATCTAAAAGCGGCCAAAGAGACTGCTATCAAGATGAAAAACCTTAGAGAAGAACTAAGAGAATTAATTAGTGTTAGAACAAATTTAGATAATCATACAGCAGAAGGACAAGCAGATAATGCCCGTTTCAACTATTTAATATCGGCATCATTGGTGTATTCTAATAATAAGGATAAAAAGTATTTTCTTGATTATGCAGAATATTTAAGAAGAGCATCAGAACCCATAGCCATAAAAGCGGCTCAAGTTCTAGCTAATATGCTGTATGGTCTAGATAATGATTATGAGAAAAAATTGCCCGAAAATAAGTTTTTGGTAAAGTATAAATTTGTAGATGATAAACTTAGACTAGTTAATAAAGATGGTCATTTAGTAGATGATGAAGGTCGTTTAGTTAATGAATCTGGTAGATTTATAAACAATGAAGGCAAATTTGTAGATAAGAATGGTGACTTAGTTGACGAGAATGGAGATTACTTAGCAGAGTTCCGACCCTTTACAGATGACGAAGGCAATCCCATATTAGAAGATGGAAATAAGGAAAATGACCCCAAACCAGCCGCAGAAGAGAGTGCCACTGTTTAACTTAGCTCAACTTTTATTTTTCTTTATTATTACTGAAAGACATCACGATTTATTTCTTGGTGTCTTTTGGTTTTTTAGGAGTTATTGATGGCCGCTTTTAATTTAACAGCAGAACTAAATATCAGAGGGCCTTCTAATCTTGGTAGGGTAGTTGCTGATATACGCAGGCAGCTTTCTAGTATAAGTTTAGATGTTACTATTAATCCTAGCACTTCTAGAGGGATTCAAGCTGTTACATCAGATGTTCGTAACTTAAGTACCGCACTAAGAGAAGCGCAAACCAATGCAGTTGCTCTAGGTGCTGCTTTGAGAGGAATTGGTGGTAGTTTTAATAACTTATCTTCTGATATAAATAATATAGGTAATAATTTGGGTAGAGTAAGCACACAGTCTTCTGCTGTGTCAGGCAGTATTAGAGCCGCATCATCAGAGATGGCAGAGTTCGGTAAACAATCGGCTTTGGCTATTCGTCGTTTTGCCGCTTTTAGTGTGGCTACAGGCTCTGTATATGCTTTAAGTAAAGCAGTAACATCCGCATACAATGAGTTCGTTAACTTTAATAAAGAATTCGTTAGACTACAACAGGTTACTGACACAACTAAGTCTGGACTAAGTGGGCTATCTTCAGAAATTACTAGATTATCCACGTCTTTGGGTGTGAGTTCATCAGAATTACTTAATGTTTCAGTTACTCTAGCTCAGGCCGGTTTGAGCGCTGGCGAAACAAAACAAGCACTAGAAGCTCTTGCTAAATCAGCATTAGCTCCTTCATTCGATAATTTGAATGACACAGTAGAAGGTAGTATCGCTTTAATGAGACAGTTTGGTATCGGAGCTGGTAACCTTGAGTCGGCTCTTGGTTCTGTAAATGCCGTGGCTGCTAAGTTTGCTGTAGAAGCCAAAGATATTATTGCGGCTATTCAAAGGACCGGTGGTGTGTTTGCTAATGCTAGTAAAGGAGTAAGCGAAGGTAAGGACGCATTAAATGAGTTCTTGGCAGTATTTACTAGCGTTCGTGCTACTACTCGTGAAAGCGCAGAAACTATTGCTACTGGTTTAAGAACTATTTTTACTAGAATTCAAAGAGTATCAACAATAGATGCTCTCAAAGACTTTGGTATTGTATTAACCGATCTAGAAGGTAAGTTCGTTGGTCCTTTTGAAGCGGTGAGAAGATTATCTGAAGGATTAAAAACGTTAGACCCTAGAGATTTAAGATTTAGTAAAATAGTAGAAGAGCTTGGTGGATTCCGTCAGATTGGTAAGGTTATTCCTCTTATTCAGCAATTTGCCGTAGCACAACAAGCTTTATCAGTAGCTCAAAAGGGATCAGGATCATTAGCTGCCGATGCTGCTACAGCACAAGAAGCTTTAGCTGTTAGAATAACAAAGGTGAGAGAACAGTTTATAGCTTTAGTTCGTGATATTGGTCAAAGCTCTAGCTTTCAAGCATTTGCGGATGTTTCTTTAAAAATAGCTAGCGCTCTTATATCTGTTGCTGACGCAGCAAAAGATGTTGCTCCAGCAATAGCAGCTATTGTAGCTATACGAGGAATTGGTGCTTTAGGGCAGTTTTTTAGTGGTTTTAGTAGCGGTGTTAGTCGCCGTCCACGAGGATTCTCTATGGGAGGTTATGTTCCCGGTAGCGGAAGAGTTAAAAAGTTTGCTCATGGTGGTATGGTTCCTGGATCTGGAAACGGAGATATTGTTCCTTCCATGTTAGAACCAGGTGAGTTTGTTATGCGCAAAAAAGCAGTATCTGCTATTGGAGCGAATAACCTTCATAAGATGAATAGATATGCTAGTGGAAGTATGGTTAAAAATAAGAATGCTAAAAAGCCTACTAATTTATCTGCTACTGGACCTACAGAATTTACCCATATAGAACTAAGCTCCGCAGTTGTTCCAAAAAAATTACAAAAGTGGGCTAAATCAAATGGAATTGGACAGATATCAAGACTATATACAAATATGGGATTAGATTTACCCAAAACTTGGAATAGAAACTGGGCCATTCCAAAGAGAGATAATTATGGAGCATACTCAGATATACTCTCAAACTATATTAAACAAAAAGACGTTTTTAAAACACTAAAACAATCTAATAGAATTTATAGATTTACTGGACGTTCAAAATCTCCTGAAGCAGCCATATTAAAAGATAATCATGAAGAAATTAGATCTGCATTATCAAAAAAGCTTGCTAAAAATAAGTTTTTCGATACAGATCCCGACGTTGACGCAATATTGCCCGACTTGCTAAAAAAATCAATAGAACAAGTTTTAAAGGAAGATGCTGTTGAAGCAGAAACTTTAATCAAAGGTTTTGAGCAAGTTAGTGCTTATAGAGTAGCGGGAAAACCGGAAAGAAAAAAAATTAGCACTCCAATGAGAAGTATGCTAAAGAGTTCTGGTGGATTCATAAAAAGATTTGCTAGTGGAGGATTATCTAAAGCACCTCTTATAGATGATATTCTACAAGCTTCAGGAACCATGTTGCCCAAACCATCAGAAGCTATACAAGCATTAATACAAGCTGGTGGTGGAGCACTAGATGTTGATAGAACCTTAAAAAGAACAATTGGAGACAAAGCTTATTCTAGCGCAAAATCCGGTGATGCAAAAAATCAAGTATTATCTCGATATTTTAGAAATGACAAACAAAGATTAGAAGACATACAATCTTCACCACTAACAGCTTTTGGGAAAGAATTATTAGCAGCTATAAGCTCTAAACAATTAGATCCAAAAAACTTAAGCATAATAAGTAAATCTCAACGGACAAAAGGAGTTCCAGAATATTTGCATAAACTCTTTGGTATTCCTATGCAAAATATGATATTTACTCAAGGAGGAGATAAACAACCAGCTTTAGATGCTATTAGAAACAAAGGACCAAGAAGTAATAGAGTATTTAAAAATCTAGGTGGATTTATTCAAAGATTTAATATTGGTGGTATTGCCGAAGAACTAAAAATGATGGGTAGAGCGGGTCTTATGAAATTGGCCAAAGAACGAGGGGTTCCGTTTGATGCTAATATATTAGATCCTAGAAAAAAATTGTCGCCAGCGGATCAGTCCAGAAAACAAAGCTTTTTAAAACAACTAACAGAGGCAGGAATTTTACAGTCAAATAAGGCTGCTAATACTAGTAAAATTGCTCAGAGTAGAAGAATAGCAGTAGTTGGTATAACTGGAAATAAAGGTTCGGAAGAAGTGATGATTCCTGGAGCAACTGATCGTTCTTCTGGTGCTTTTGTTAGGGGGGTGCCAGCCACATTAGAAAAAGGAGTTTTGCCACCAGCCGTAGCCAAAAGAGTACAGGCAAGAATACGGGCGGGTATTGAAAGAATGGTTAGAGAAGTTACTGAACAAATATCTAAGGCGGCTGGAACTACACCAAATCTTAATCGTAAATTAATACGCTCGATATCGTCTAAAGATATAGAAGATATATCTGGTCCAATTTTTGAGAAAGCCTTGGGCGCAGCAGGCGGTAATTATGATCCTTTCTCCAAGGCTATAGATTTTCCATTTGGTTTAGAGGACAAAGTAGCAAATTTAGTGGGTATAACTCCTGGGGTTATGACAGACGCAACAAATAACACCGCGGCAGCCAAACGCAAATTAGATCAGTTTGGTAGAGGTAGATTAGAAGCCAGAAAACGTTTTGGTCGCTCTCAGTTTAGTCTTGGCGGCGCTGTACAAGGATTTAATATTGGAGGAGAAGCTAGCAAGCCCGAACTATACACTAGAGGCTCTTTGGTTTATAGTGTCGATGACATGAAAGAAGCAGCTAAACGTAAAGGTATAACATTTGATCAACTTAAGGCTATGCTGGAAGAAAGGCAAGATAATGCATTTCAAGATTTTGTTATTGCTCCACATGAAGTAAGTGCAAAACTTGGTCTTACAACATATAAGCCACAGAACTCTGCCGTGTACGAAAAAACAATGGCAGCAAAATTTGAAAAAGAAGATCGTATAGCAACATGGAAACAAAAGCAAGGAATAGCAGTAAAAGATTACGAAGGTCGTAGTGAAAGACAAAAGGGTTTCTTAGAGGCTAGAAAAGAAAGAAGAGGATTTGCTTCTGGTGGATCTGTTCCGGCTATGGTAAGCAATGGAGAGGCTTATGTGCCTCCAAAGATTGCTAAGAGAATTGGTTATAGTACATTAAATCGTATGAATCAAGCAGATCGTAACGGAATCACAGGATTCTCTAGTGGTGGCATTAGCGTATTCAAGGGGCCAGGAAGTGGTACTAGTGATAGTATTCCTGCTAATTTACCAGTTGGTAGTTTTATAATACGAGAGAAGGCTACTAAGTCTCTGGGATTAAATAAAGGGGGTTTTGTTAAGAGGTTTGATCGTGGTGGTTCAGTTTTACCAGCTAGACCAGATGATCCAACAAGACTTAATACTAGCGCTACTAGCACAGCTATTGTCGCAATCAATGAGGTTGCTAGAGCGTTAGAAGCTCTTGGACTGTCAGCATCTGCCTCTGCAAGATTAGTAGAGGCTGGTGGAGCGATAAGCATCAGAACATCAGAAACAGCACTACAAACAGATATTAATAGACTAAGAATAGCAGGAGCTTCTGCTACAGATATCTATAGAGCAGAACAGCAGCTTGGTCGTGTAAGAGCAGATAATGCCAATAAATTAAACGCTCAACAAGTCATGAGTGGCGCCAGTGGTGCAACACTACAAAATATAGCAAC